AGAAAACTGGGGTAAAGGTTTCATTACGCACAACGATGCAGTGAAACTTGAATTTAGAAGTTTTCCTGGTAATGTGTGGAGAGTGAATGCTCACAATCAAGATGCTAACAGATGGATTGCTGGAGTAGCTGGCACTCATAAAACTTTATCTGAAGCACAAGCGATTGTAGATGCAGAAGTAACTCAAGCACAAGCTGATTGGGATGCATTACCTGCAGAAAAAAAAGCACCAACTGCTGGTTTTGAAAGTATTACAAGACCAACAGACATAACATTAACGGAGTAAATATAAGTGGCAACTTATTACGACATATTTGGACAGAAGGTACAATACCTTTCATCGGATCCTAGCCCAGTAGCAGTGGGACAGGTGTGGTATAACTCGACTTCTAATACAGCTAAGGTTCAAGGTTATCAAGCAGCAGCTTGGTCTGCTGGGGGTTCTACAAATAATGTTATGTCATCGGGTTCAATGACAACACAAGGGACACAAAATGCTTTTTTAATTTGGAATGGTGCTGCTCCAGGAGTAGACGCAAACCCTGGTTATGTAGAATCTTATAATGGTACTTCATGGACTAATTTATCTACTTCACCTTATCCTGCTACTACTCCAACGAGTTTTGGAACTCAAACATCAGCAGTGAGTGCTGGTGGAAATACTGGAGCTGGAGGTCAATCGACAACAATCGAATGGAATGGTTCTGGTTGGACTGGTGGTGGATCACTTCCTTACAATAGAATGTATATGTATAATGGTGCAGGAACTTCAGAAAGTGATGGAATAACTATTGGAGGATGGAATCAAACGAGCCCAACTGGTGGATCTAAAAATGATGTAATAGTTTATAATGGAACAGCTTGGTCAACTGATGCAGCGACTTGTCCATTTCCACAGTATACTGGTACTCATTATGGCACAGGCAGTAGCGATGTAAATCTTTTTGGAGGATATAACCCTCCAGCACCAGAATCAAGAAATAATGATCATGTAAATTATAATGGAACGACATTCACAGCTTTATCAGTTTATCCTCTAAGAATTGCTTCTGCAAGTAGTGCAGGGACAACTTCAGAAGCATATGTTTGGAGTGGAAATACTTCACCTGGTGACACTGCTGTAGGAAATTCTTGGGATGGAACTTCTTGGGCATCTTCAACAAGTTATCCTTCAACCAAATCAGCTTCATATTCTGGTGGAAGCAGTGTAGGTGTTGCTTTAAATGCATCTGGACAACCTTATAATCAAACCACTTTTGAATATCAAGCAGCAGGTGCAGTAACAAAAACAATTACAACAAGTTAAAAAATTATGGCAGATTATATAAATATAAATGGAAACAATATACCGATCAGAGCTTCTGATCCAACGAATCCTATTGTAGGAGAGATTTGGTATAACTCAACTACCAATCTTTTAAAAGGGCAAGCACTTTCAACTTCTGGAACTTGGTCAACAAGTGGAACAATGAATACTGGAAGAGGTCAAGCATCGGGTCTAGGAACTTTAACTGCAGGATTAGCTGCGGGTACACAATCGCCAACACCTAATCAAGTTTTAACAGAAGAATATGATGGATCAACTTGGAGTGTTGGTGGAAATTTAAATGATGGTAGAGCAGATTTAAATACATTTGGAGTACAAACAGCTGGTATAGCTGCAGCAGGAGATGATTTTCCAAATAGTCCAAGAGGAACAACAGCCGCTGAAGAATATAATGGATCTACTTGGACAAGTATTAACCCAACAATAGGGGGTTCATATGAAGGAGGTGGTGGAGCTGCTACGGGAACTCAAACTTCAGCATTAATTGTTGGTGGTAGAACTAGTCCAGCTACTTCTTTAACAAATGTAACACAAGAATATGATGGAACATCATTTTCATCAGGAACAAATTATCCATCTGTCGTTCAAGGAAGTTCGGTTTTTGGAGCAACTGGAACAACAGCTATTTCAGCTGGTGGAGATTCTACTAATCCTGGAACTACTTTAATAACTTCTGCTTTTAGTTATGATGGTTCAACTTGGGCTTCTATTAATAGCCCTACAGGTGCTACAACACAAGGAGTGGGATCTGGAACGAATACAGTAGGATTAATTTTTGGAGGAACAAATGGTATAAGTGCTCAAACACAAACTGAAACTTTTGATGGTACTTGTTTTGCGGCAGACACAAATATGGCAAATGCTAGACAATTTTTTGCTGGTGGAAAGGTTTCTGGTACAAGTACATTTGCAGCAAGTGGTCCTCCAGGTGCTACAGAAAATTACGCAGGTGCAGGCCCAGAAACAGTTACTATCTCTAGTTCTTAAACTTGACTTTATCTTTATAAAGGTTATACCTTAGAAAATAATAAAGGAATATAATGACAGAAAAAAGAAATATAAAAGACCTTGTTGATAAAGAATCAGATAATTTACATAACATCTTAGACCCAAATGACGTTACCGATTTTAAAGGTATGGTCGATGAGTTAAGAGATACTTGGACTAAAAAACAAGTGTTTAGAACTGAAACAGAAATGAGATTTTCAGTTTTAAATGATATGAAATATCCAACTAAAGCTGCAAAATATTGGCAGTGTGTTAGAGAACAAAATGTTTATTTAGAAAATTTAATGAGTTTATCTTTTGACTATAGAAGAACTGAAGTTAAATTAAAAAGACTTCAACAAAAATTAGAAGAAGAAAAAGATCCATTAAAAAAAGAATTAATTCAAATAGATATTGATGAAAAAACATATTCTAAAGCTAATATGGAATTGACAGCAAAAGATAGAATGAGAGAAATTAAATTATGGTCTCAACTTAAAAAAGAAGTAGATGACGGTACTTTTGATAAACAAAATGTTAATACTCATCAATTAGAATCATATCATAAAATAATGTTGAATAGAAAAGATACTTTAACTCCTGGATCAAGTCAGCCAGAAGTATTTAATGTATTAGGTCAATTACAAACTATTGAACGTGTAAAGAAAGAGAAGGCACAACTTGAAGGTACTAAAAGAGAAGCTTTATCTCAGGAATCAAAGCTTGGAGCAAAACCCGAGTAATCAAAAACAAACTGATCTTTATAAAAAAGTAAGAGACCATATTAAGAAAACGGGTTATATTATTAATCCATTATTAGTGGTTGAAGATGGTGATAGATATAAAGTTTTATATGGTAACAATAGATATTTATCAGGATTAGAATTAGGTTTTAAAAAATTTCCAATTCAAGTGTTGAAAAATGATGAAGTTTCTACTATAAGAGAAGCAGCTAAAAACTATAAAGAAATAAACTTAGATGAAATTTAATGCTGTATTTTTAGGTCAGTCGATATTAAAGTATCAAGTGCCGTTTGATATTTATGTAACAATAAATCAAATCTATGAATCTAAATTCAAAGAACTTAAACCTGCTAATCAACAACTTGTGGGTAAGATTCAAAATGAACATAGTTTATTTTATGATGGTGATGACCAAGTTAAAATGCAAACACATAATTTATTACCATTAACTATTTTAAAATGGTTTGAAAAATGTTATAGACATTATTTAGTTTTTAATAAAATAAGACAATATAAAGTACATTTAAATTCTATTTGGGTAAATGAAATGAAAGAACATGAATATAATCCAATTCATGTGCATCAAGGAAATTCTTATACCGGTTTATCTAGTGTTATGATTTTAAAATTACCAGAAAGTTATGGTGTAGAGTATTCATCAAGTGAAAATCTACAAAATGGACGATTACAAATATTAGGTTCTACATCTGGACAGTTTGCAAAAATTGATTATCAACCAGAAGTAGCATCAAGAGATTTTTATATCTTTCCATATGATATGAGACATTGTGTATATCCATTTAATGGTCCAGGTTTGAGACGAACTTTAGCTGCAAACTGTGATGTAGATTATAATCCAATTCAAAACAGAGGAGTAAGTTAATGTACGAAAATAAAATAATAACAGAGCCTAAATGGAAGAGTTGGATAATTGAAACCAATACTCCACTCCTTACACCAGAACAATGTAAAATGGTTATTGATTGTGGAAGGTCTCAGCCTCCACAAAAAGCTATGGTTGGTATGAATAAACCAGAAGGAGGTGTTGATACTAATAAAAGAGTGACTACAATTTCTTGGATCCCTTTTCAAGCGTTACCACAATTGTATCAAACACTAGATACCTTTATACAAAAAGCAAATTTAAATCATTTTGGATTTGATGACATTAGAATTACAGAACAAGCTCAATTTACAGAATATCCAGAAGGTGGTTTTTATGACTGGCATATGGATACTGATGTTGTAGGTGCACACGAGCCACCTGTAAGAAAAATATCAATGACACTATTACTCAATGATCCATCAGAATTTGAAGGAGGTCATTTAGAATTAATGACTCCTGGTAGATTTAAACCAATGAAACAGGGTCACGCAATCTGTTTTGCATCATTTTTAAATCATAGAGTAAATCCAGTGACTAAAGGTATGAGACAATCTCTTGTTGTTTGGTTTGGAGGTAAACCATTTAAATGATTAATGATAATGAACTTTATATTTTTAAAGATTTTTTATCTTCTGAAGAGTGTGATGAATACTATAAAAAGATATATGATATTGGTCCACAACCAAAAATGTTAGATTTTAAAATTATTACTGCAGATCTAACAGGAGATCCAATTGGAGAAAAAGTTAAAAATTTTATTAATAAAAAATTTTTAATTAATTTAAATTTAGATCAATTACAAATACAAAATTGGCATGTCAATAGTTTTGGAAATTTACACACACATTATAATCCAGGAAGAGAACATATTATTTATACGAGTTCTTTATATTTAAATGATGATTTTTTAGGAGGAGAATTTATAACTGAAGATGGCAGAAAATTTAAACCTATAAAAGGAACTCTTATTTTTTTTAATGGTCAAAAAATAAAACATGGAGTTAACAAAGTTTTTAAAACAGATAGGAAATCTTTAATATTTTGGTGGAGAAGTTAATGATTAAAGAACAATTTTTTCCAACGACGATTTACGCAAAAGATATACAAATAGATAATAATCTATTAACCAATGTAATTGTAGATATGTCTAAAAAAGATCCAGGTGTTAAGAAAACAAATATGTATGGTTGGCATTCTAAAAATTTAG